AATGCCATACGCGCAACATATATCACGATAATAAAAATTTTATTTTTTATAATATTTAAACATTTTTATGATATATTCATATAACAAATATGGTAATATTAAAAAAATCTTTTCCGACAAAATACAGACCGAATAACATAGACGGTATGATTATTTTACCGCGAATAAAAAAAGAATTATTAACTGAGGATAAAAATATTAGATTAACAAATAATTTTTTATTTTCTGGTACATCTGGAATAGGAAAAACATCATTAGCTAAAGTGCTTGTGCCAAAAGGCGCATTGATGGTTAACGCATCTTTTAATTCGTCAGTTGAAGATTTGAAAGATAAAGTTACAGAATATTGTAAAACTGCTGATATATTTGATGATTCATCAATAAGTGGTTATAAAATTGTATTTTTAGATGAGTTTGACGGGGTGTCAACTAAATATCAGGAAGCATTACGAGCATTTATAGAAGAGTATGAAAATAGAGTAAGATTTATTGCGACGTGTAATAATATATCTAAAATTATACCAGCATTGCAATCAAGATTTACAATATTTGATTTTGATCCAAAAAATGATGAAGAAATTAATTTTTTAAAAACAAATTATTTAGAACGATGTAAATTAATTTGTGGCATACAAGAAATTAATTTAACTGATGCAAATTTAAAATCTATTATTAACAGTAATTTTCCAGATTTAAGAGCGATATTAAAAACATTACAGAGAATAAAAATAACTGGATTAACTGATAATAATAATGGTAATAATTTAGATTTATTTGATTTATTATTTGACCAAAAAATAGGTACAGTTGAAACATATAATTGGGTCATTAGTAATTTCGGTGATAATGTACAAAACTTATTGAAACAATGCGGCCGACCATTATCAGAATATATAATGGAGCACAAAAAAGAAAAAATAAATATTATACCACAAATTGTAAAAATAACATCAAGCTATTTAACCGATTTGCAAAACGCGATTGACCCAGTTGTATTGGCAGTCAGTTGTGTATTTGAATTAAAAACAATAATAAATAAATGATATGGCAATAGATAATACATGGATCGAAATTATAAAAGAAAATGTGTATAAATACGTATCTAGTTTGGATTATACTAATCCAGATTTTGATATTAATAAAGTAAAAGACGAATTAGCTAAAATTATTGGTGTTAGACCAGCAGTTAAAATAAGATGGGTTAACAAATTAGAATCAATAAATGAGTTGAAGCGTGAAGCTGGATTACCTGCTTCTGAATATGAGGTGAGAAAAGAAGTACCGTCAGTGATAGACATTATTTTTGTAGATGAAAATAATGTACCAATAAAATTACAATATTTAGGTTAATGGAAAATTTAATTTTTGACGGGAATTATTTATTATACAAAAATGTAAATTCATTATTTAAAATGAATGTATTATATGGAGAATTATATAATTTTTTAAATAAAAACGTAGAAAAATTTATAGGTTATCATAAATGGAAAAATGTAATATTAGTTTCGGATAGTAAATCAAAGTCGTGGCGGTCAGAATTAACAACTGGTTATAAAGGTAAACGTGTAAAAAATGATGATATTGATTGGGATTTTGTATTTGAAACATATGAACAGTGGAAATTAGATATACAAGAAAAATATAATATTACGGTGTACGAATACAGTAATATTGAAGGCGATGATTATATTGCGTCATTAATTAGACGACATAATAAATTAAAAATGTCAAATTTAGTGGTTGCATCAGATCATGATTTATTACAATTTATTAAATATAAGTTACATGAAACAGATTCATATATTAATTTACAAGTATCTGATATTATGGGTAAAGAAAAATTATTTATACCAGTTGGTTATGAGTTATGGTTAGATAATTATGTTGAGCAACATGGTAATGATATATTTGTTATTGACAATAGTTTACAGTTTATTAATTTTATAGAGTTTATGTTAAAAAAATGGACAGTTATTGAAATAGATAAATATGGTGAATTATTTAAAAAAATTGTACAAGGCGATGCATCCGACAATATAACGTCAGTTTATAGAACACTAACAAAAACTGGCAAACTTCGTGGAATAGGTGAAAAAACAGCTACTAAACTATGGGAATTTTATAAAGAAAATATAGACTCATTTTTTAGCACGACCGATGATAATTTTTTAGATGATATTATATTATGTATAGAAAAAATCAAAAAAATAGAATTAGATGAAGCAGTTAAAACATCGGTAAAAGAAAATATAAAGAAAAATATTAAATTGATTGAATTGCATAATAGGCATTTTCCAGATTGGGTTAATAATAAAATATTAGAGCAAATATCATATAATGAAAGAAAGTAAATTAATAGAGATAGTTAGACAATATTTTGATAATTCTGGTTATACTACGTATGGGGAAGTACAATATAAAGATAGAAGAAGGTGTGATATGTACGCAACGCTTGATGAAGATACTATTGCGTTTGAAGCCAAAACTTCATTCAGTTTTAAAGTATTAGAACAAGCAGAGGCATGGCTAAAAAACGCGAATTATGTGTATATAATTGTACCGACGGTTTTTAAAAGACGAAAGCAAAGAGCGTTTGCAATTCGTGTAGCAAAAAAATTAAATATTGGCATAATTGAAGTTAGTGTGCGGAATAAAACAATAAATATCATTTATACCGGCGAACGAAATAATAAACCAGCTCTACCGACGCTGTATAATGAACAAAAAGATACTGTTGCATCCAATTCTGAAAATGCTTATGTTACACCGTTTAAATTAACTGTACAAAAAATATGTGATTACATGGAAGACAAAAAAAACGAAGTATTGTTTTCAAAACTAATTAATAACATTGATCACCATTATAAAAATAATAAGAGCGCGAATGGCGCATTGGTAAAATTGATTAAAGACGGAGTAATACCAGGGTATTTTATAATTAAAATTAATGGTAAAAATTATATAAAAAAATATGACATTTAAAGAAATAACGGACATAATATTTACAAAAAAACATAATTGGAAATATGTTAATGACGCAGATAAATGTGAATTCTTTTTTATATTCAATAGATTCATGTCAAAACAATATCCTAAACAAGCTAATTTTTTTAATAATAAAAATATAGATAAAGCGACATCTATGGATATATGGTTTAATTTTTTATCAAACCAAGTACGTACACCATATTGGTTTTGGAGCGGGCCAACTAAAAAAACAGCACCAAAGATTAAAGATTGGAAATATATACAAGAATATTATCAATGTTCTATTGAAGATATATATTATTGGTGTGAGATGTTTCCAGCTGATGTTAAATCAGAAATAAAAAGAATAAAAAAAATACCTGGATATGAAAAATAGTATAGTTAAATTTTGGGAAAATAATAAAAATGGTGTATACACCAATAGTAAAGAACTATTAGATGCAATTAAAAATGCGTTTGTTACCGAATTTATTAATAGACCTAGACATTGGAAAAACATAATTTCAGACTTAAACAGTGAAATGCTGAGCAGAATAAAAGACGCTGGGTTTGATAAACAATTTGATATATCAAATTGGAAAGATATGGATTTTGACGAATTTTGTAAACGTATATTAATTGAGTTTGAAGTTTGGATTAACGAATATAATGATATAATCGAAGAAGATGTTCAAGAGATAATAAAATCATTAATACATGAGTACATAATGGATCAATTAGATGTTTTGCCAAAAATACGAGTTTATACAAAAGAATCAATGTATAAAGAATTTTTACGTACATTTACGAAATAAATAAGTTGTATTCCTTTTTTCTACGTTTAACATGTCCTGGATATGTAACATAAAAATTTAGTATTTCGTCTGCAGCTTTATCATATTCTTTATTTTTAACATATTGAATAAACTTAGATTTTAAAAAATTACCAATGCCTGCGTTGTATATCATAGACACCATTGCATCATACATGCCTTGTGTTATATCATATTCAACGCCTGCTTTTTTCCAACGCTGTAATAATCTGTTTAAACCATCTGCCGCATTTTGCACATCTTCTTTCAATAGTTTTTCTGCTGTTTCTTGTGTTATTCTTGTTTCCCCTGCAACTTTATTCGTAGTACTAGCGGGCTCAGCGTGACCATACCCGATAGTAATCATACCATCTTTTATATCGTAAGCGGTTAATTTTAACCCTTCTTCGGATTTAAGTAAATTTAATAAGTCATCACTATATGTGTCCGGCGCATTAAATTTAGAAGTTTTAACCGGTTCTTCCACTGATTTATGTTTATCTAGTTTAGAAATTTTATTGTTATATGCTTTATATGTTTTAAGCACATTTTTTATATCATTTCTTACTACTGCTGGTAAACTAATATGCTCGTCATTAAATATATTATTTACTTTGTTAAATCCTAATACTAATATGGCTGTTAATATTATATTTTTTAAATTTTTTAAATTCGATTTTTTAATTATCTTAATTAAATATTTTTTAACTAACTTGAAATTTACTTTTAATAATTTTAGTAAATCGTGTTTTAACTTATTTGTCGTATTTATGTCCCACTCGAATGTATTGTTATTTTCGTTAATGTTTAGTAGATGTAAAAATTTTAAGTCTTTTTCTATTATGCTATATTGGTAATCTAATATTGTTATATACATTTTTAATAAATTGTTTCATTTTTATATATTTATTTTGTATATTTGTAAAAATATATAAAAACATGAAAGCACTATTATTAATAATTTGTTTATTTTTTATAAATATAACATACACACAACGAGTGATGTCGTGGAACATCCAATATTTAGGTAAAAGTAAATTTTTAAAAGATACAATCGTACCGCAAATTGCAAAAGTCATGTCCGATTCAAAATGTGATATAATTGCAATACAAGAATTAGTAATAAATAAATACGGCGATAGTTGTATTATTCAACTAGCAAATGAATTAAATTTTAATTATGTTATATCTAATAAAACAACCGGAGATGGTACAGAACGATATGCATTTTTATATCATAAAGCAATAACATTAAATTATGCATATTTAGATACAACTTTACAAGATCTTATAAATAGAGAACCATATGTTGCTTCTTTTAAATATAAATGTAATGATATAATTATACGACAAATACATGTAGTACCAAAATCAAAAAACCCACAAAACGAGATAAATTATTTGACTAAATATAATGACGGTATAATTTGTGGTGATTTTAATTTGAATACAAAACACATATTATATAATAAATTTTTTAAATAATTATAATATACCATTACGTGGTGAAAAAACAACACTTAAAAAAGATTTACAATTAAATAATTCATATGACGTATTTTTAGTATCTAAAAAATATAATGTAAAACATGCATTAGTTTATAATTATAACTATAAATACAATAAAAACAAATTATCAGATCATTTACCTATAATAATTGAATTATAAAAAAAAATCTATTTTATTTTTTTTATATGATAATT